CGTGTCGCAGCTGGTGATCAACGATCTGCGTGGCAACGTCAAGCGCATCTTGCTGGACGAATCCCTGCCCCCAGAGAACATGAGCGCCCGCTCTGCCACAGAGATTGTCGAGCGCATGAAAGAGCTGTCGCAGAACCTGGGCTCCGCGTTTGGCCGACTGATCAACGAGACCATGATTCCTGTGGTCACAAAGATTTTGGAAGTCATGGATGAGCGCGGCTTGATTGATCTGCCGCTGCGCGTCAACGGCCTGGAGGTCAAGGTCTCTCCCACATCGCCACTGGCCAACGCCCAGGCAATGGACGAAGTCAACGCGGCGCTGCAGTTTGCCCAGATCACCCAGCAAATGGGTGCCGAGGGCCAGGTGGCTGTCAAGTTTGGCGACATGATCGACTACCTGGGCGACAAGCTGGGTGTGCCTGCTTCGCTGCGCAACAGCGCGGCAGAGCGTGGGTTTGCCATTGAGCAGCAGCAAGCCCAGCAGGCCCAGGCCATGGCAGCTCAAATGGCCATGCAGCAGCAAGGTATGGCGCCGCCCCCTGGCTTGCCAGCACCGCAGGGAGCGCCAGCATGAGCTGGGACGAACTCGACGCAATCGGCCAGACAACAGATATCCGCGAAGTCACCCAGCAGCGCGACGACCTGGCGCGCCTGACACTTCGCGTGTTTGCCAATGAAGATGGCCAGAAGCTCCTTGAGTGGCTGCGTGCCGTGTATGTAAATGTGCCCATCGCCGTGCCGGGCACAGACCCTTCCCATGCGTTCTTTGCTGAAGGGCAAAGAAACGTGGTTCGGGACATCGAGGCGCGGATCAATCAAGCAAGGAAACTATGACGACCGAAACCGAAACCAATGTCGAGCCCAGCACTGGCCTACTCGACAGCGTGCAGGTAGCAGACGAAAGCAAGACAGAGAGCCCGCAAGCTGTTGAAATTGACCACAAAGCAGCGACAGCAAACGAGCTGGCACCAGGTACTCCTGGCACGCCCAAAGATCGCCCAGAGTGGTTGCCGGAGAACTTCTGGAACCAGGACAAGGGCGAAGCCAACCTGGAGGCCATGGCCAAGTCCTATGCTGACTTGCGCAAAGTGGTCAGCCAGGGCAAGCACAAAGCCCCAGAGGGCGGCAAGTACGACACCAGCGTGTTCAAGACCCAGGATGTCGACAATGACCCGCTTGCTAAGACGTATGTCGGCTGGGCTCAGAAGTACGGCATCAGCCAGGTGGCCTTCGATGAACTGGCGCAAAACGTCAACCAGATGGCTGATGAGATGGCTGGCCCGCCCATCGATACCCAAGCAGAGATGAAGTCTCTTGGCCCCAATGCCAACGCCGTAGTCAACGGCATGGTGGACTGGGCTCGCGGCCTGGTCAACAAGGGCGTGTGGAGCAAGGACGACTTCGATGAGTTCAAGATCATGGGCGGCACCGCTCGCGGTCTTACCGCTTTGATGAAGGTGCGCTCTGCCTATGAAGGCCGGGTGCCAATTGAAGTTGCCCCAATGGAAGGCGCTCCCAGCAAGGAAGAGCTGTACCAAATGGTTGGTGATCCCAAATACAAAACCGATACTGCCTACCGTCAAAAGGTGGAGCGTATGTTCCAGCAGTACATGTCCTGATCTCCCTGTAGTTGCCATTTTGACCCAGCTCCGGCTGGGTCTTTTTTTATTTGTCAAGCACCATTTGCATTTTGTACAAATACTCATACAATCGCGCACAAGGCATACCAGGCAACTGGCCCTTACCGCAGCGGATGCTGACGATTGGCTGACGTAAACAGCAAGCAATCGGCCCTGGTTACAGGCCAACCGGCGCGACAACCCTGATCAACAACCGAATGAGGTATATCAAATGAGCGTTTCTCTATCAAACGCCTTTGTGACGCTATTCGACGCAGAGGTCAAACAGGCTTACCAGGGCAAAGCAATGCTGGTAGGTGCTGTACGTCAGCGTCGTGGTGTCGAAGGCTCCACTGTTAAGTTCCCCAAAGTCGGTCGCGGCGTAGCTACTGCTCGCGTCAGCCAAACCGATGTCACCCCGATGAACGTCGGGTTCTCCACCGTTACCTGCACGATGAGTGACTTCAACGCTGCTGAGTATTCGGACATCTTTTCACAGCAGAAGGTCAACTTCGATGAGCGCTCAGAGCTTGTCCAAGTGGTCGGCAGTGCAATCGGTCGCCGTCAGGATCAATTGATCTTGGATGCGCTTGTTGCTGCATCTGGCACCGGCACCGTGGCAAATTCAATTGGTGGTTCAAACACCAACATGAATATTTCCAAGCTGCGCGAAGCTGCGAAAATCTTGAACACCAAGAACGTGCCTTCCGATGGCCGCAACATCATCATTCATGCCAACTCTTTGGCATCGATGTTGGAGCAGACTTCGGTAACCAGCTCGGACTTCAACACCGTTAAGGCGTTGGTTCAAGGCGAGATCAACCAGTTCATGGGCTTTACGTTCCATGTGTTGGGTGATCGCACTGAAGGTGGCTTGCCCATCGACGGTTCTAGCGACCGCACCCTGTTTGCCTTCCACCGCGATGCCATTGGCTACGCAGAAGGCATTGCTCCTCGCACTGAGATCAACTACGTCCCCGAGAAAACAAGCTACCTTGTGAATGCTTTGTTCTCTGCTGGAGCTGTGGCGATTGATGTCGAGGGTATCGTCAAAATCACTGCACGCGATACAGCGGCTGCAGCTTAAGAGGAGTTAAATCATGGCTTTTGATTCAGTCGGTTTTAACACCATTGGTGCAAGCAAGTCCGGTAATGCGCCATCTATCTACACATACGCATCTGCTGACGCACAGACAGTGATCCGCGTATCTGGATATTTCAACTCAGTATCGTCAATCCTCAAAGTTGGTGACCTGATTTTTTGTTACTCGGCAACGGGTGGCACTCCAGTAATGTCCACCGCTTATGTGGTCAGCAACGCCTCTGGCGTGGTTGACATCACTGACGGCGTGACTATCACTGCAACTGACACCGACTAATCGGATCAGGTAAAACGACGGGCCAACTTCTGATCATTCGGAGGTTGGCCCTTCTTACATTGAGAGGTTCACATGGCTGCTGGCGATACTGGAGTTTCAATCTGTTCTGATGCCCTGCTGATGCTGGGCGCAAAAGCCATCACATCCTTCAATGATGGCACCGACGCGGCCAGCGTATGCGACCGCCTATACCCCGACATCCGCGATTCGGTATTGACTACCTACCCGTGGACGTTCAACACAAAGAAGGTGCAGCTGGCTCAGCTGATCACCACACCCAATTCAGTCTGGCGCTATGAGTATCAGCTGCCAGGCGACCGGCTCGGCACCGTGCGCGCTGCCTATGCAACCGCATCGCAAAACGCCTACCCCAACAAAGACTGGGAAATCCAGGGCGACAAGCTGCTGACAAACCTGCCTGCTGTTTACCTGGACTACCAGTACAGCGTGGGCGAGTTTGCAATGCCGCAATACTTTGTTCAGCTGCTCAAGTACATGATGTCCTGGCACCTGGCCATGCCGATCACCGAGCAAAGCGACCGTGCCGGATACTGGCAAGGCGTTGCCGTTGGTGGCCCAGCCGAGAATGGCCGTGGTGGCTACATGCGCACCGCGATGAACATCGATGGCCAGGGCACGCCAACCCGCGTGATTGAAGACTTCAGCCTTATCGCAGTGAGGGGCTGATGCCACGTTTTGTTGACATCCAAACCAACTTCAGCACGGGTGAGCTTGATCCCTTGCTGCGCTCTCGCATTGACCTGGCGCAGTACAACAATGCGCTGGCCAAGGCCACCAACGTGCTGGTGCAGCCACAAGGTGGCATTCGTCGCCGTCCTGGTCTAAAGCACATTGCTGAGCTCCCAAGCTCTGCCGCCAATGGCGTGCGCCTGGTGCCGTTTGAATTCAGCGTTGACGACAGCTATATGCTTTGCTTTGTTAACGAACGCATGTATGTATTCAAAGACGGCGTGCAGATCACAGCCATTAACGGTGGTGCCAACCCATACCTGACGACTAGCATTACCAGCGCAATGCTCAACCAGCTCAATTGGACTCAGTCGGCTGACACTATGTTTATCGTTCATCCTGACTTGGCTCCTGCCAAACTAGTGCGTGGTGGTTCTGATGCGAGCTGGACAATAAGCACAGTCATATTTGACAACGTCCCTAAGTACGCTTTTAATTTAGACTCGCACACCAACAACTCAGAAACGCTGACCCCGTCAGCTGTTAGCGGAAATATCACGCTGACCACCACCAGTTCCAAACACGACACCGGCACGGCCCAAGCTGGAGCTAGTACCACAATTACCCTCAAGTCGGCATCCAGCTCTACAGACGATTACTACAACGGCCTGTATATCACCATCACTGGTGGCACCGGCACCGGCCAGATTCGAATTATTGAGGACTATGTTGGCTCGACCAAGGTGGCCACCGTTGACAGGGTCTGGACGACAACGCCCGACAGCACCAGCACATACAGCATCAACAGCTTTACAACTGAATCGGTCAACCAGTACATCAACGCGCAACCCCAGGGCCGCGCCCGCATTGTGCGGTATGTTTCTGCCACGGTGGTTGAGGCCGTGACTGAGTACCCGTTCTTTAGCTCCGCAGCAATTGGCGCGACGCGATGGGAAATTGAACATGGATACGAGGATGCATGGTCAAGCACGAAAGGCTGGCCGCGCACAGTGACATTCCACGAAGGCCGCCTGTACTTTGGCGGCAGCAAGTCTAGGCCCAGCACTATCTGGGGCAGCAAGATCGGCATCTTTGATGCGTTTTTGCCAACCGAGGCATTTGATGACGATGCTGTTGAGGCGACTCTGGACACCAGTTCACTCAACGTGATTGTGGACATGATCTCTGGCCGTGATTTACAAGTGTTTACAACGGGCGCTGAGTTCTATGTGCCGCAGGCTGGTACAGAACCGATCACACCGCTGACGCTAACATTTAAGGGCGTGAGCCGCAACGGAACCAAGAGCGGAACCCGCGTGCAATCTCTGGAGTCTGGCACGGTTTACATTCAGCGCCAGGGCAAATCAATCAATGAGTTCTTATTCTCTGACACGCAGCTGACGTATGTGACGCAGCGCATCTCATTGCTGTCTGGTCACCTGCTCAAATCACCGACTAGGATGGCTTTGCGCCGTGCAACCAGCACAGACGAAGGCGATCTGCTCCTGATGGTCAATGACACCGACGGCACAATGGCTGCTTTCAGCATTATGCGTTCGCAGCAGATCACGGCGCCGTCCGAGTTTATTACTGATGGATTATTTAAGGATGTCAGCGTTGACGTGACCGACATCTATGCTGTGGTCAAGCGTACATTCAATAGCACTGACAAATACTTTGTTGAGCTGTTCAGCTTTGATCGATTCACTGACTGCGCATTTATTGGCGGTTCAGCAGGCGGT